AGTTCGATTCTCGCCACTCGGACCAGACGCTTCACCGTCGAACTTTCTTTTTGAAGTTCAGACGGTGAAGCGTTTTTGTTTTTGTCAGCGTTTTCTTCGGAAATGTTAAAATAAATAAGCAGTTTAGAATCACTGACTTCCATAGAAGTTACGAAAGTGTGAACAACACGCCTACCGTAGTCCTCGTTGCGCTCGGCGGGGTCGATCAAGAACTGCTCCAACAAGAAAAGATATTCCTCCTTGGTGAAGCGCAGGGGCTTTTCATCGGTGAGAGTGGACAGCTGGAAACGCAAAGTATTCTCCCGCTCGGTCAGTTCATCCAGACGCGCGGTCAGATGCGGGTTTGCGGTGCCGTTCTCGATGGCATCCAAAATGTTCTTGCTCCGGCGGCGGACATCGGCAAGCTCTTGCTGGATGGCTTCACGCTCTGCGTTTGGCTTGTCGGCATCAGTTTCCTGCACAGCCATCATTGCTTCCGCAAGGGCTTCCATAGCTTCCGGCTGTAACAAGTTGTCAATGATAGCCTGAATGACCTTTCCTTCCAGTTCCTCTTTCGGAATGCTGTGCTTCTTGCATTTAGGATTGGAACAGGCATAGTACCGGTACACCTCGCCGTTGGTGCTGCTGTGCCCGCTGATCCCCTTCATCAGGCAGCCACACTCGCCGCAGTACAGTTTACCAGAAAGGAAATAGTCCGCCTTGGCAGAATACTTTGCGCGCTTCTGCTTGTTGAGTTTTGCCATAGCCTGTGCCCTCCGCCATAACTCGTCGTCCACGATCGCGGGAACTCCACCCTCGATCCGAACGTCATACGCCTTGCTGATATAAACGCCGCGGTACATCTCGTTCTGAATAATGCGATTGATACTGCTCTTGTTGAACTCGTTGCCCTGGCTGGTGCGGTAGCCCTTCTCGTTCAGCTGCTCCACGATGTACGCTGCGCTCTCCCCGGCGGCGTAATGCTCAAAGATGAACCGAACGGCGGGAGCGGTGCGCTCGTCAATGATGAACTTCTTGCCGGCATCGGTGGTGAAACCAAGCGGCCTGCAGCGGTTGATAGCCTGGCACTTGAGAGCACTCTCACGCATACCGCGGCGCATCTTCTCGGCAAGCTCGGCGGAATAGTATTCGGCAAGAGATTCCATCAGACCTTCAATGATGATACCTTCCGCGCCGGAAATGTTGGATTCTGCTGCATAGATGATCTCAACGCCGTTGTCACGCAGGCGCTTCTTGTACACGGCGCTGTCGTAACGGTTGCGGGCAAAGCGGTCGGTCTTCCAGCAGATCACCATATCGAACGCACCTTTGTCGCTGTCCCGGATCATCTGTTGGAACGACACGCGGTCGTCGGTCTTGCCGGAGATATGCCGGTCAATGTATTCATGCTGAATCGTCATGCCGTGGAGCTTGGCGTATGCTTCACAGTCCCGGCGCTGACCCTCTATGGATTGCTCGGTCTGCCCGGAGCCACCGGAGTAGCGGTAGTACGCCACCAGCCGCAGTCCACCTACCTCTTGCAGTTTCTTTTTACGAGGCATAAATACCACCTTTCAAGTAGTTTTAAGTTTGTTGCAAGCCGTTGCAAGTTCTGGGGAAAATAAATCTTTCCACACTTTCAACAGTCAAAAAGTTAAATTCATTTCCGAAATATCATATCTGGGAGCTATTTATATAAGTAGAGTTGCACATTTAGGTTCAACTCATTTCAAAATGCCCTGTCTTTTCTTTTGAGAAGATGGGGCATTTTTTATTTTTACATACACGAAAAAGCCTACCGGCTGTCCCCCGGTGGGCTTTTTCTTTTTGCATGGCGGTCAGCGGTGACGCTTTAACCACTCGTCTGCGGCGCGCTGAAGAACTAACCGGCGGTAGTACGCAATTCTTTCTCCGGCGGCTCGTTCTTTTCCACAAGCGACTTGTACTCGTCGCTCTCGGCAATGCGCTGGGCTTCGCTGTCAGGCACTGCCGCACTCTGGGCAGCAGGGGATGCAGACCGGCTGAACACATTATGGAAGTATTTCAGTACCACATCCCGATCCTGCGGGGTCAGGTCCAGAAATCCCTCCACAATGGCCCGGTGTTCTGCCCCAAGATCATACTCGGCGCAGAGCTTGTCCAGCACGGTTTCCCGCGTCTGCTCGAACATCTCCCCTTCGCCGGTGCGGAGCCACTGTTCGTTTACACCGAACTCCCGGCAGATAAGAGTAATGGTCTGAACGGATGGATTGTTCTTACCGCTTTCCAAAAGACTAATGGACGCTTTGCCTATGCCAATGCGGGAACCAAACTTCTCCATACTAAGTCCAAAATGCTCTCGAACCTCCCGGATTCTATCTTTCATACCTTTGTTTCACCTCCTTTACAATAATAATAGCACGGCGCGTTAATTAAGTCAACGAGAAAAGAAGAAAAAGGGGTTGACAATGATAGTTTGATAAACTATAATGAACTCGTAAAGTTAACTTAGCGAACACGAGAGCGACAAAGAGCGCCCCGCCCATGTCAGACGGAGCGCCAAAGAGGTTACTGCTCTACCGGAGCAGTATAGATGTTGACGGACATCTCCTTGTTGTCCACGCAGTCGTGTACGACGCCGACTACTTTACAAAGAGTTTCGCCAACCTTGATGATGTCGCCTTCGCCGACGACCGTTCCGGCAGGAACGGAGATCGGAGAACCCAAGTTTTCAGAGTGGGCAATCAGGCGCGCGCCGGAAACATGCGTCTGACCAATGACAACATCAACATTGCCGGGATTCGACATGGTATCACCTCCTTTCGCAGAAGGGGGTATGCCAGCAAAACAGGCGGCGTACCTGCCGGGAGTTGGAGCTGACGGCAAGTGCGCACCTGTTTTCAAAGCTGACGGCGGCCGGCAATGACCGCACAGATACATTATAACACAGAAAAGGGAAGTGAAGAAGATGGACGGAACATCTAACTACTATGGCATTCTCTGCGATTCCGGCCACAAAGCGGCACTGGGCATTCAGTTCCACATCACAAATGTATGGAGGGACACACGCCCAACGCCGGACGAGTTCAAGGAAGTGCTGCGAAAAGCACGGGAGATGCTGGCGAAGGACGAGCTGTGGGACAACATTCTGGAAGAAATGTACCAGAATGACCGTGAAGAGCGTTTCTGCTATGCCGCAAGAAAGGTGCGTGGGTATAAAATCCCATGCCCGAAATGCGGCGCGGAAAATGAAATCGTCTGGCCGAGGATCGCATTTGCACCGAAAGATACCGGGCACGGATGGGACGGAAGCTACAAATGCGACTTCTGCGGCGTTGCGATGTCGGAATATGACTGGAAAAAGAATTTTGACAAGGCAACATTCCCGGAAGAGGAAACGCCGAGAGAAGAGAGCCGGGAGAAGATGGTTGTTGACCCGGAGCGTTTCTTGAAGCCGTGGCAGGAAATGAAAGAAGCATCTCCTGCCTGTGTCGAAAAGAACTGCAAGTGTTCTAAGCTGGAAGAGTGGAAAGACCGAAATCTGTGCAACGGCATTTTCGAGTAAAACAAAACGCTCCGCTTCTTGCACAAGCGGAGCGCAGAGAATCAGCCGTTCAACGAATCGTCGTAGCTCAAACCATAAGGGAGTTCAGGAAGTTCAAGCTTGGAGTGACCGTCCAGAAGAACGACCTGAATTGCCCGGCGAGACAAATCATAAGTCGCAATGGCGGACGCACAGTCCGCAATGTCCTGCGCTTTTGTGATCTGCTCACTGGTAAGACCTTTATCTTTGACATTGATCCAGTAGATAGGCATACAAAACACCCCCTTTCCTGCCCTGATTATAGCACGGCAGGAAGGGGCGGACAACAAGGAGCGTGAGAGTATGAGCGAGAAAGAAAAGATGCAGACGGAAGAGCTGGCAAGGATCATGGACGATGCAAAGCCGCTTGGCAAGTCGGCTCTTTCCTTTATGGCGGGGTTTGTGCAGGGCTACAAGGAAGCCCAGAGCGCAGACCCGGCGGAGAAACCGGAGGAAAAGGAGGATGCCGTATGAGCTGGCTGACACCGGCGGTGTTCATCGTAGTTGCCTGTATGGCAGTGTACACCATTGTGCGGGCGGTGCGGGAACACCGCCGCCGCGAGAAAAGGCTCCGAGAACTCCGGGACCTTGAAAGATGGGCGCAGGAGTTCAGCCGCAGAAACAAGGGGAATTATGTATGATGATCCGTTTTCTGATGTGGCTTTACGGTGTGACGGAAGCGCGGGCAGCAGCCCGCGCACCAATCGCATGGTTTGCTGTTCTGATGATCGCGGTCGGCATTGTTGGCTGCATCTACACAAACTGGGGTGGTGATACGGATGCCGATGTTTAAGCGTTGCGACCGCTGCGGCGAAACCTTCATTGCGGATTCGGCGAGAATGAAAATCTGCCCCATCTGCAACGCACGGGGGATCAATCCACCGGGGCAGACGGTCCGGGCGAACCGTAACACGCCTGCCAAACAGCCGGGCACTTAGGGGCGCACCGGCTGCCGGTTCGCAAGCCGGCATCTTACCTGCCAAGGATGAAAAGAACACGGCAGGGCAGCCCGCATGGGTGGCGGCTACCTGTCCGATGCCGCCTTTTTATTTGGTACGGCCAGTGCAGGAGGGGGCGCATTCCCTTCCGCCCGGTGCCAACCCCGGGGCGTACCGCCACTTCCGAATATTTACACAGAAACAGAAAGGATAGACCATGGACAGAAAAGAAGATTGCGCAAAGATCACTGCTGTTTATGACGGCAAGGGCACCGAAATTGAAATGGAGGGCACGACCTCGGTGCTGCTGGTGACCGCTGGAACGATTGCGGCGGACGTTCTTGTCACAACGACGAACGGAAATATGAGGCTGCTGGCGGCGACAAAGCGTGTCATGCACGAAATGATTGACAGCCTTGTGAACGAAGGGCTGGAACGCAAGAGCAAGGAGAACGGGGAGCGGCACACACCGAATGAAGATGATCCTATCGGCAGGGCGATCGCAGAAATGGTCATGCGCCACTTCGGGAAAATCTGACAGCGTGTTCCAATGGCGGGAGGAACGAAAACAAAACCCGCTTCCAGAATGAAAAAGAAAGGCGTGAAATTATGAGCCGGAAAGTTCGGGCAACCTATTCACCGTTCGCTGCCGGGCAGATGCGGGAGATGCTGATCGCATATTTCGAGAATCACCCGGAGATTTTAGATCGCCCCACCAATTACCCGGAGGGGCGGGATCAGCTGCTGAAAGGAGTAAGAGCAAATGGAAAACAAAATGCAGGAAGCCGGGGAAGCATTTCTGAAAATGTGGTCTGATGCACTGGCGGACAGAGAGGGCAATAAGGAACTGCTTGACTGGCTGGGACACAGCGGATTCTTTACGGCACCGGCAAGCGCCAGGCACCACCTGGCGCATAAGGGCGGGCTGTGCGAGCACACAGTGAACGTGGCAAACAGCGCAGCGGAGCTTATGACGAACCTCTATGCTTTCCGGCATTGCGATGTGAAGGCAGTTATGGTGGCGGCTCTGCTTCACGATATTTGCAAGGTGGGCAGTTACGAGGAAACCAAAGATGGCTACAAGTCGAATGGCGGTTTGTGTCTTGGACATGGTGAAGGAAGCGTAATCATCGCACAACGGTTTATCAAGCTGACAGAAGCAGAAACCTATGCAATTCGGTGGCACATGGGGGCTTATACCGGAGAGCGGGACTGGAACACGGCAAGCAAAGTATTTGACGAATACCCGGAAGCCCTGTGCGTTCACATGGCTGACATGATCGCAACGCACATCATGGAGGTAGAAGAGTGAGCAGAGGCACCACCTACTATGATCTTCCGAATGGTGAGCGAATAGAACTGCCGACAACCATGCCGGATGTTGAGGAAGTGCCGGGACCCCTATGTGATGGAAAATTTGAATTGCCAGAAGCCGTAAAAGAAATGTTCAAGTGGATGGATGAAACATTCGGAACATGGGAAAGCGACTTCAGCAGTTTCAAAATCTGGATGAAAATGCGGAAAAACTTCAATCCACCGGTGCGCTGGGAAGCGATGCAGGACAAGCGTCGAAACCCAAAGCCTTTGGGCCGAAACACCTATTTATATAAAGCAAGGAAGATCAAGAGCTTGGCAAGAAGTACACATACCAGAGTATCCCTGCACAAGGGAAAACAAAAGGGTACTGAAGAACAGTGCAAGCACACATTCAAGATAACCGCAGCCCGGTGCGCGCCTTGCAGTGGTTACAACGTGGAGTGCGAGCACTACGAGAAAAACAGTGCCGCTGATACAAAGCATGGTTCTTCTCGAACGTGAAATAAGCAGCCCTGCACCGCAGAAGCGGGGCTGCTTTTTATGTGGCGCGGGGTGTCCTTCTGGCACAGGGACACCGTGAGTGGGGCCGGACCCCGCCTGCGCCTGCTTAACACTTTCCATGAAAGCCTGGCACGGCCATGAAGTCAGCCGCCTGGCACGGCGGAGCGGTGCTGTACAGCAGCGTCCTCCTTTCCGTTCAAGCCCGATGAAAAACCGGGCTGCCGTTCTTGCCGAAGCCGTACCCGCATGGATATGACGGGAACGGGTACGCCGCAGTGTGAGCGCAGAAACACCCTGTCCCAATTGCCCAGGCAAAAGGCAGCAGACCCGACCACAACGGGTCGCCCCACTGCGCCACCTCTCTTGCGCGGTGGGTTTTGATATGCGGGTGTAGAAGGAAGTTGTCTGCCGTCCTGATCCCCCAGCGGCAGGCAAGCCGGTTCGATTCCGGCCACCCGTGCAAGAACTATGAATGGACAATATCAATAGGAGGTCAAGAGAAAAATGCTTTATGTCGATGCAATAAGGATTTTGGAGAAGATTGCACGGGCAAGGTTTTTTCATACGTCAATGCCGCCACGAGAAGAAATCGAAGAAGCAATTAAGATCGTTGCAAGTCAGGTGACGGTTCAGGCTTGCCCCGGCTTCGCGCTTCACGCCGCACTGTGGTGGTTGACAATCAAATCCAAAGAGGTGGAGAAATGATCCACCTTGGAGATATCACAAAAATTCACGGCGACCAGATAGAACCCGTGCACTGCATCACTTTTGGTTCGCCGTGTCAAGACTTGTCCATTGCTGGACGCAGGGCGGGGCTTGCAGGAGAACGGTCTGGGCTGTTCATGGAAGCGGTTCGGATCATCAAAGAAATGAGGAGGGCGACACATGGAAGTTATCCAGCTGTCGTTATTTGGGAAAATGTTCCCGGAGCGTTCAGTTCAAACGGCGGAGAAGACTTCCGCGCCGTGCTGGAAGAACTTGCCCGCGTGGAAGAACCAGACGCTTCAATTCCTAGACCTCCGAGGGGGGGGCAGATGGAGCAAAGCCGGAGCAATTGCCGGAAATGGATGGTCCTTGGCTTGGCGACAGCTCGACGCTCAATATTGGGGAGTGCCCCAGAGAAGAAAGCGTATCGCTCTTGTCGTGGATTTTGCAGGGCGAAGTGCCGGAGAAATATTATTTGAGCGCGAAAGCCTGCCGGGGCATCCTGACCAGAGCATCCCGACGTGGCAAGAAGTTGCAAGAACTGCTGGAAACCGCCCTGCTGGAAATGATCGAATGGTGGGCCAGCAGGGGGGGCAAGCATACACCTTGAAAATCCGGTCAGGCTGTGCCGGGGGCGGCAAAGGCGCACTGGTGCAGACCGAAAAAACAGGAACACTTTCGACGCTACAGGATCAGACCCTTTTTCAGCCGGTCTATTGTCTGGCAGGAAACATTATTGATCGCTCTGAAACGGCCGGCGCAAATGGTTCCGGTGTGAAGGAAAACCAGAGCTACACGCTGAACACTGTTGACCGTCCAGCAGTAGCGTATAAGGTCTTTGATGCACGGGGAAATGGCGATGGAAAGATAGTTCCAACCATTACCGGAGACCATGAAAGCAGAGTGACCGACTACACCGCAATTCTGGCAGAAAGATACACAAACGCCCCAATCCAAACAACAACAGGTACGCTATCGCCCGGCACACACGCAGGCAGCTACAATGGGCAGGATGCGTATAACGATATGCTTGTTCGTGGACAGGATAAAAGATTGCTCAAATGGATTGTCCGCAGACTGACCCCAACGGAATGCGAACGCCTGCAAGGCTACCCGGACGGGTGGACGGACATTGGAGAATGGACGGACACCAAAGGGAAAAAGCACAAGGCGGCAGACAGCCCGCGTTATAAGGCACTGGGAAACAGCATCGCGCTTCCGCAATGGTTCTGGATCGCCCAGAAAATGAAGCAATACCTTCCAGCGGGCGCAACGCTGGGCAGCTTGTTTGACGGAATTGGTGGCTTTCCTCTGGTGTGGGAGACTACATACGGGAAAGGCACGGCACGCTGGGCAAGTGAAATAGAAGAGTTTCCAATCGCGGTGACGAAAAGGAGGTTTGGAAATGACAGCGAAAACGAAGGCAATTCTGGTACTGTTCTTTGCGGCGGAAATTGTCAACGCCACAAAAGTTACGGTGATGCAGAGACGTATTGATGATCTGGAAGGACAGCGCATTATCTATTCCGCCCGTCTGGCAAACTGGCAGGACAGAGCAATTCAGGATGAAGAAGTCATCGACCAGTTACAGACTGCCGCCAATGAAAATGCCCTGCCGGATGGGCTGACAAAGGAATATGCCGGGAAATTTCTGTGCACGGCATACTGCACAGAAGAATACCAGCACATTTGCGGCACCGGCGACGGCATCACCGCCAGTGGCGCACCGGTGACGGCGGGGCTGACCGTTGCGGCAGACGAAAGCCTGCCATTTGGAACGGTTCTGTACATAGAAGGCATTGGCGTGCGCGTTGTGCAGGATCGCGGTGCAGCTATTCAGGGCAACAAGCTGGACGTGGCTGTTTCTGGCAGCCATGAGGATGCATTGCACTGGGAAGGCTACGGTGAACACCGGGTCTGGATCATAATGGGGGAGTAGAATGCGCGAAGGGATTGAACGCGAATCTTGTCCGGTTTGCGGTGGACAAATCGTAGTGTCAGATTTTTGGATGTTTTCTTATGACCGGTTACTTGGTAAGCATGGAAAACTTCTAAAGAAAAGGACGAGAAGCACATCGGGTCCGATGGAATGTCAGACGGCATATTGTCTGGATTGCAAAGAAGCGTGGAATGCCGACGAGTTCATGATAGACGAAGAAGATCGATTTGTGGACTTCAAAGATAGGGGAAATGGCTAAAAACATGGATCATAAAGTAAAAATCGGAAAGATAGAAGCGACCGGAATTTTCGCGGCGCTGGTGATCGCGGCAGCTGTTCTCTGGCTGGTGGCGGCTGTGCTTGTCCCGGCGGCGCTGGTGAAATTCTGCTGGCTGTATTTGATGAGGTAAAAAAATGAATTGCGATATTTGCAGAGCAAGGGAACGATGTGTAC